GTGTCTGTATGTCTACGTTGAGGAGGTTTGCGTCAATTCGTTCAGCAATTTTCTCTTCTGCCATCTCCATTGTAATGTAGAGAACGTTCCGTCCTTGGAGCAGCACGGAGCTAGCGACGTGGCACATGAATAGAGACTTCCCGACACCTGTACCAGCCAGTGCGATGTTAAGAGTCTTATTAGGTAACCCACCTTTTGTAATTTTATTAAAGAAGTCGAGATCAAAGGGTACTTTGGTTTCAACTCTGTGATAACTGTCGTATCTTTCTTCGTAGTCATCTATGTAATCGTGTCCTATATGATTATCAAACGACACCCCAAGAGCATCCGATAGTATACTAGGTATAGCATCGGGACTCACTTTTGTATCTTTACCGTCAGCGATCTTGATTGATTCCATCAACGCAAGATAGATCGCACGGTCTTGGCACCACTTCTCTGTGGTGTCTACTAACCAATCGAGTTCAGTTGTTTCTTTATCGAATGATTCTAATGTCTGGGTAATCTGCTTGAACTGATCATCACTAAGTGTAGATAGTTTACCTACTTCAATGGTAAGAGCTTCAACTGATGGAACAGCAGAATACTTTACGAAGTATTTATTGGTTATGTCGAATAGAACTTGGTCTGTTCTGTCTTCAAAATATTCTTGCTTAATGAAGGGAAGAACTTTCCTAGGATACTCCTCAGTTAATAACAGATTCTTCAGTATCAGTGTTTCCACCTTCATAGATTTCTTCCTCAATAAAAAAGTTAAATGATATAGTCGACCTCATCTTAGAGGATTTGTTCATGGGAGCAGCATGCTCTAACCATGATGGAAAGATAATCATATCACCTTCCTGTACCCATGGCACAAGAGTGTTAGATGTGATACCCGCTGTGGCAAGCAAGGTCTCACATGGGTGATAGAAGTTAGTTGCCTTGTGTTCATTCGGATCGAAGTGAACATAGTATACACCTGACCACTGACCTGGCGAATGGATGTGTTTCTCCTGCCAGTTCTGTGCCTCGTATACATTCAACCACAAATCTGTCAGTATCATATTACCATAAGATTGTGATTCTGTCTGGAACTCATCGAGTGTGGGTGTGAATGCATCTAGACACTCACCAATAGGAAACTTACCAGACCCATAGGATGTAAACAAGTTACAGTTCCACTGGTCAGGTGTGTTCTCTTGAAATTTATTATCCTTATAAAATTCTTCTACTCTTGCCTTGATAGGATCTTGCTCTTCTAGATGATAGCGATAGAGTAGGGTAGGGAATGCTTCTACTTTCATGATCCGTATTTAAACTCCTGTCCTGCTGCCCAATCTAATTTCTCCATCACTTCTCCTGTGAAGTATTTGTCAGGATCCTTGAGAATAGCAGAAGGGTAGACGCTAGACTCCCCAACAACAACACGGTTACCTTTACGTTCAAAAACTCCATATTTCTCACCCAGTTCCAGTAGTCCGTAATACTTGTCAAGTCCACGTTCATCATAGTAGAGTCTGATACTAACACTTGCGTTCTCCTTTGATAGTCTGCTCTTAGCAGTCTTTGCTTTGATTATATTTCCTATCACTTCTTTACCGTCCTTCTCTTTGGACTTTGAAAGATAGATTATTGTAGACGCAGCGTACTTGAGTCCACTACCTCCACCCATTTCTTTGGTAGGTACGTAAGCACCAACCACATCATATGTATGGTTAGTCACTAGCATAGGTACGTTCGCTTTACCCAACTTCAATGTAAGTATTCTGAATATTGCCTTGACCACCTGTGCTCTAGTCATGTCACGTGTGTCTTTACCCTCGGCAGAGTCTTGTAACTCTTTACTGGTCGACAACATACCAAGAGAATCTAAAACAAACATTAAGGGTTTGCGATCTTTCTCTGGTTGTTCTAAATATTTGTCTAATATTCTGATTGCCTGTGTACGAAACTCCTGTACTGTAGTAACAGGTACGAGCATCATACGTGTGGTGTCCACGTTACGATCCTCCATCATCTGTTTACTGATAGCAGCTTCAGACTCAAAGTATATAACTCCTGCGTCCTTGTCCTGTCTTAAGAAGTTCTCTACAACACCAAGACAAAAGAATGTCTTACCTGTAGATGATTCTCCTGCGATAGCAGTGATCTTATTAGAAGGAATACCACCATTGATACTACCACTGACCAGTGCGTTAAAAATATAAGAACCAGTATCTACATACCCTCCTATATCTCCTACTGATCCATCCGCAAGTATTCCTGCGTAGTCGTTACCTATTTCTTTAACGACATCTTTCAAAAAACTCATGTAAATAAAAACTCAAGCGATGATTTCTTCTCTGTATCCCATCCTATCACATTAGTGATGATTTGTAAAGGATCAAGAAAAGATTTTTTAAAACTGATCTTATGATCAATACATTCCTCTAGTCCAAGTTCCCTCGGAAATGTGTTGAGGAATGATAGTACGTTCTCTCCAGTATAATTTGTGCGACCTACCTTCATGTAGATATATTTTATCTTTTCTCCTTCTTGAATGAGAGGGTACTTGTTCTCCAGTTTCTTTTGAGAGACATAAAAATTATACAGGAGAGATCCACGAACATGTAACGGGCATCCCTTTGAATACACGTCTGTGTCTGATTTGAATTTGCGTAGTCCATTGACCGACCTTGGGAATGCGATGTCTTCTGGTGGTAGTGCGTAGAACTCTTCCTTGAAGTTGTCTATAAACTTGATGAGTTCATCCTGCTCACCTGACATCATTATGTTTAGTGCGTCCTTAATAGCTTTACGACAAGGCATCGGAGTAGAGGACTTGACTGCCTCGATACCCATCATCTTCAGCTTAGGTTGATTGTATCTGACACCTTCACTATCCCACACATTGAGGATGTATCTTTTCTTCGCAGTCCAGATACCTCTAGCAGCAATGTTCTCACGTTTCATGAACATCTTCTGTTCATAAGCATTAGTATACTCTGCTAACTCCTGATATGATTTGTCAATGAAGGGTTCTAGTTTTTCTTTACATGCCTTATCAAGAAAGTCAACCACTCTCTCCTGACCTACGTCCTTGTCACCATAAACTGTAGTAACTAAATCATCTAAACAGATGTAGATACTATCTGTATCACTGGCGATCACATAATCTTTTTCATTACTATTTAACAACTTATTCAAGTACCCATTTACTTTGTTCTCGATCCAACGAATTGATACCTGACCTGACAACGTGATTGCTTCAGCGTTTCTTAGATTATAGTATCTGAAATACTGGTTACCAATAGCACCATAGGCAGAGTTCAGTTGAATCTTACGTGCCATCTGTATGTTGTTGTACTTACTGATGCTCTTCTCTAATTCTTTAGTAGGTGTCTTCTCATACTCTTGTTTTGCTATGAGCATAAGTTTCTTAGACTGTACACGTTCATCGTATATCTTCTGCATCATCTCTGGTAGGAACCCATGGATGTCCTTACGATACTGGGCACCGTTAGCACACGTAGCAAACTGTGGATCTATCTTATCTGTCTGAGTGAGCATGCGGTCAACATTAGTAGAAGGGTGACGTGTCTCCCACAGTGTCTCTGGAGATATGTTGTACTGCATAATGAGGTGTGGATACAGTGAGTTCAAGTCAAAGGACACCACCCAATCATACTTGCCAGGTATAGGTTCTTTTACATATGCTCCTGCGTACTTCTGATCTTTATCACTTCGTTTAACAGGGGGCACCACTGTGTTCCTTTGCTTTAGGAAGTTGTAGATCAGTGTGTCCCACATGCGTACCTGATAGTACACATCTTTCAAGTTTACCTTAGCGTCATATGCTAGGGCGACAGCAAGTTCAAGGAGCTTCATCTTCTCCTCTAGTTGTAGAACAAGTTCCACGTCCTTGATGTTGTAGTCGATAAACTTCTGCCAGTCCTTCGTGTAGAAGTCCTTGAAGTTTTCATACTCACTGTGGTCTAACTTCTTCTGTCCTAGTTCAACAAATGCTATGTGATCTAGTCTATATGATTCCTGATTTGTGTATGTAAATTTCTTGTACAGATCCATGTAGTCTAGTACATTGATCCCCATTAGATTGTATAGTATATTCTTACGTCCTCTTATCTCCATCTCCTCACTCTTCACCATGCCCCATGGTGACATCATCTTTACTTCTTTCTCTCCGAATAAACGTTCAAGACGACCACAGATGTAAGGTATGTCATACAACTCGACATTCCACCCTGTAAGAACATCTGGGAAGTCAGTTTGCCAATAAGCAAGGAAGCACTGTAGCAGATGTTTCTCATCGTCACAGTAGATAAAATCAACATCCTTACGGGTGTTGTGATAATCCCTCGTTGCGAATACTTTAAGTTTACGTGTTTGATAATCTTGTACTGTGATCGCCAGTAACTGTTCCGCACATTCATGTACGTTAGGGAAGCCATTTTCACATGCGACTTCAATATCAAGTGATGTAATCTTGAGAGTCTTGATATCGTACTCAACTTCGTTGGAGAACTCCTCAGAAATATACTGATATAAGAACCTATCATAACCATGTACCTCAAAATTCTCTACGTCTTTGTACTTGTCCTTGAAGTCACGTGCTTCACCTACAGTATTAAATCTAATAGGTTTAGCATAGCGACCATCAAGAGTCCTATAGTCTGTGATCTGATTGCTGACCACGTAGAGAGTGGGAGAGAATTTAAACCTACGTTGGATACGTTGTCCATCCTCATATCCTATGTAGAGTAGGTTGTTACCTACTAAATTTACGTTTGTATAAAAACTCACTTAGTCACCATCTTATACTTGTCAAGAATTTCTTCTTTAGGTTCTAAGATAGTAGCAATAGTATCTGAATATATCAACACGTCTTCATCCACTGTGTGTAGTGGCCATGGTTCTAGAGTACCATCATCCTTGATGAGGTATGGTTGTTCTAGATGAGCAGCGGGTTCCTCATCCAAAGTTTCTATCTTGGTGATCAGGTAAATCCCTGACTTTAGTAAGAGGAGTTGTGTTTCCATAATGTTTCTAATTTATCTAAGTCGTTCTCTTGTCGGAAGTATTTGTAGACAGGAACGATATCAAGACCACTGTCGTAGATGTTACTAATATACACCCAAGGTTTATATTCGTCAAGCGTTATCTTAAAGTAATCAGGACCGTTGAACATGAGGTGATCAAACTCCTGTGTACCACCTACGAATAGGGGCAAGGGTTGAGGAATAAAATTATAGTATAGAGGATTGTCTATTGGTTGATCGAATGCTACGATACCAAAGTCACCATTGATCTTAGCAGGATACTCTACTACGATTTTATTAATTATAGTAGGTCCTTCTATTACTATACGTTTAGCACCGTGGAATTTATTATCTGTTTTATATGAGAGAACGACGTTATCGTATGTATCATACAGGTGGAGTGTTCTCATCCTCGTTCATAATTTTTTCTGCTTCTTTAAACATTTCATCTAGATCGTTCTCATCGTAACTGAGATTGAATCTCTCTTCATGCTTCTTGAAGTTGGCAGCATATCTCTCCTCATCTATAGCAGAGATGTACTGTGTAGTCAGTGCGTCCAGTGGATTATATACTGTGACTACGTGACTACCTGGTAAATAAAAATCTTTATCTTTACTTAGTGGTGCCCATGGGAACCACTCTAACTGATACCCCTGACCTTGTGACTGGTCAACGATGTCAAGTCTGAATGGTTTATGTA